TGGGCATGGATGGACTCTGCGTGTTATCAGTAACGACATCGAACTCATTACCACTTTGTGGCTTGAATACGAATCGCTGAAAATGCGCACTAGGTCCTGCAACTTCAAAATCATCATCGGTGCTAACAAAAACATTAATATCGATGGTTGCACCTGAAGGCGGATTGTTAGTAATTAGATCATTACAAACAGAAATGGATATGACTCCATTGTCTGTAAATTCTCCTGCTGTACCCGCCGTAGGTTGCACCGCATAAGCGGTAGTAGACCACACTTCAGTAGGGGCATCCAATCCAGGTTTCAAATGTCGCATAAACATTGTCCGCTGAGATGGTCCCACACTCAAAGTGAAATCTTGTGTTTCACCAATATCTATAATTTTGGTGAAAGCCGTATTGTGCTCATCTGTATCTGTCAAAAACGTTGGATCATACGTAATCTTCAATCTACCCCTATGAAATGATGAACAGACAACTTGAAATCTATATTTCATCGTGCCAGTCCAATATTCAAAGGGTAGAGCAGCAGCAGCACAAGCCGGAAAATGGAAAGCTAATGGCAAAGAAGCAGATTCCCTCCATATAACTGGAGTTACTCTAAAATTACCCAAAAGCTTACCTTGCGGATCAGCAATGTCCCATACGAGAGTGTGAAGGTATGACTCTCGAGAGGATATAGACGTGATAGCAAGGGGATCGGGGCCAGTCAAACATGCTACATCAGACGAAATAGTTAATTCTTGTTTATCATCAAATGTTAGCTTTTGAACATTGTCCCCAGTGGTAGTATTTGCAAGACCTGAAACGGGCTTAGGTCTATATGGCATTCCCTCTGCAGTAATAGCAGGGCGGGAGTAACCAAAAATTTTAGCGACACCTGCAGATGTACGCATAACCATTTCAGTTGCTCGCATATACTTACCTATAACTGGAATATCTTTAAGTTTCCCAGCTATATTTGCCACAGCAGTGGCAGGCCCAGAAATGATACCAGTCTTATTGACTTGATCGGTTTCATCTCCAGACTGTGGAATAATGGTTGAAGGGTTGACACTAGTCATGCCACTCAAAACCACATCTTCCATCCAGGCAAACACCGAAAGGTGTATAAAGCCTGTACTCCCTGATGAAGTCCTAAGAAGATTTATATCTCTAAAAGTTAATTCAC